CCCTGAAGAAACAGGTTGGTAATTCAATTTATTCTCCAGATACCGTTAAAAATCTGAAGGGTGAGTACCAAGGTTATGCGGATGAAACCAATAAAGCCGCCCAGATAGCCAATACATCGCTTGGTGACGCCAGCACGATGGCGCATGACCTTGTCGTTGCCCAACAGTATGGTTGGGGTACGATGGGTGCTGGTAGTGCGTTCCGGTTGGCGACAATCCGTGCGGCGGCTACCGCAGCGCGTGTTGCTGGATATAATGTGTCTGATGATCCTGTCGTCGCATCGCAAGAGTTACAGAAGATTGCCCGTTTGATGGCTAATCAACAGGCCGGTTCTGTTTCTCATAACGCTGCCGCACGTACTATTGATGCTACTGAAGCTGCTCTTCCGGGTGCCGCGTTGGAGCCAGAAGCAGCAAATAAGGTTTTCACGAGCCTTATGCGTCAGAACGTCATGGCCCGCGACGCGCAACAAGCCACCAATTACTTTGGTGGGAAAACTGCTCGCATGGGTAACCCTGAACAGGCTATCCAAGCAGCTTATCCACCTGATCAGTATAACCGTGAACAAAATGCCCTTCAGGACCTTATGAGTCCCGACCTAAGCTGGAAGAACGCTAAGGGCAAAAATGTTAATCTGGTTACGGAATTGATGGATGGACATTACACACGCGCTCAATTTGATGCTAAGGTAAACCAATACTACCCAGACGTTAAACATCTTTCCCGTTGGTTGGTGAATTAATCATGGCAACACCTGATTCAAATGCGGACCCATTTGACGCACTGATGCAGCAAAGGATGAGCAATCAGCCCAATGCTGATCAAGAAGCTGCGCCTGACCCATTTGATCAAGCCATGGCTGCACGATTTAATAAACAGGCGGCGTCACCCGCACAGACCGATCCATACGAAGCCAAAATCCAAGCGAATATGCCTGTTGCAGAACAACAGGCAAAAGACCTTGGATACACAGGTGCTATCGCTACTGGCGCAGGTGAAATGTTGGGTGTCGGCCCCGCTCTCCGTGAAGCTGGGACTGACATTGCTGCGGCGGCAGGGTACGGACAAGGCGATACATTCGGTCAGCGCAGGGAAGACCTGAAAGCCCAATACGAAGCCCTTCGTCGTGCTTCCGGTGAGCAATATCCAAAGACACAGTTGGCGGCTGATATTGGCTCCCAGTTCCTCATTCCGTTTGCGGGTGAAATTGCTGGCCCTGCTGCTGGCGCTGCGGAGGCTCTTGGGGCCGCTCCTACTGTTGCGCGTATAGCTGGCATGGGTGTTGAGGCTGGCGCTCTTGGTGCTGGCTCGGCGGCAGAAGAAAAGCTGATTGGTTCAAAGCCTGAATCTGAACAGGCTGATATTGGTACATCCGGCGCTCTTGGCGCTGGTTTAGGTCTTGGGCTTGGTGCTGTCGGTGAGGGCATCGCCAAAGGCGCATCCGCCATTGCTCCTGATTGGATGAAGGCACTGACCGCACCGGGTGACGCGGCACTTACCAATCTTTCCAATTCTCTTCTGCTGGATGAGGCGAACGGCACATCGAAGATGCCTATTGCTGACTTGATCCAAGCGGCAAAAGACGGGCAACCTATTAAGGGTGCTGACATTGGTGGTCCTAAGTTCCAACAGACATTGACTGACATAGCAAAGAAAAACCCTGATGCTGTATCCGATCTTATGGATCAGTTGCGTGAAAGGCTTGCCGATGGCGGCCAACGGTTTGATGAGTTCGCTACGGAGATGAATAAAGGTATTGAACTGAATGCCGCCAAACTTCAGGCTGACGCGGCACAAGAATTTCAGAACCGTAATGAAGCTGCTTGGGCGCCGATTAAAAACCCAGAACTGGGTAAGGGTACATGGCTTCCGCAGTGGGATAACTTGTTGGATAAGCCCGTATTCCAAGATGCGGTTAAAAACGCAGAAGTAAATTTAACCAGAGAAATGGGTCCAGCGTTTAAATCCCCGTTTATGAATACGGGCGATACGCCTATTTCTAACCTTGATTTTCCGCCTGATATTGTTTCGACATTCAATGATTACGGAATCAAAACGTACGACGATTTGACTAAAATCAAACCAATCAGCCTGAAAAGCATGTTTGCCGTTGACCCTGCGGATAATACTGCTGCGGCTAAACTCAGAGCCAAAGCGCAGACGAATGATCTCGTTGATCAGTTAAAATCAACGATTGAAAGTCTTCCTCCGCCTCAGATGGTGCTGGCTGATCCTAACAATATCAATATGAAATATATTGATCAGGTTCGTCGCGAACTCAGTGCGATGCAAGATGCGGCATTCACTTCTCCCGCTGGAACAGAAGGCGGCGTCGGTAAGACGATCAAGAATGTTGCTGGAACTCTTATGGACCCTCTTCGCGATCCAAAGAATGCCAATTATAGCCCTGAACTGGATTATGCGATTAAAAACTCCGCAGATATCTTCGGAGAAAAAGACGCATTTACTGGCGGCCTACGACTTTTGGATAAGGATCGTAACACATTGGCGCAGACCAATGCGTACAATTCTACTATCAATATGACCCCGCAAGAAAAAACCCTTGCACGACAAGGTGTTCTTGCATCGTTGCTTACCAAGACCCGCAACTCGGATGGCAGCTTGAACACCAAAATGCTTCAACGGTACTTTGACCCTAATAACTATACGGCAAAAGCTATTCGGAACATTTTTGAAAACAACGGCTATGAGAAGCTGGAACGGTTCGTAAAGACAGAAGCTTTGTTCCGCAATACGCTTGCGAACTTTGCGAAGGGTGCGGGTAGGAGCGATCCTAACTTATACGGTTCGCTTCAGAAACTGAACCTTGTTCCTACTTGGTTGTACTCCAAGCCAGCAGCAATGGCGCAATACGTTTATAGCATAGCTGACCATTTTATGGGGCAGAGGTATGCAAAAAGGTTGGCTGACAAGTTAGCATCTACCGACATTGAACAGTTTCGTGATGCGCAAAAAATGCTTCAATCCAATCCGCGCCTTCTCTCTGCGATGGCAAAAAATATGATTAGGGTTTCTGCTGCTGCTCCGACAGTAGGCCAGAATTTTGTCCCATCCCGCGCTGCGGGTGGGCGTGTGGGTTATGAAGAAGGTGGTCAAGTAGATTATAAAAATGAATTGCCAGTGGATGTTTATCATGGGACACAACAACCAATATCGCGGTTAGAAGATCGTGGAGATGATTATTCTCTTTCTCGCGGTTTAGGTATCCACGTTGCAAAAGATCCCGCTGTTGCCAGCAATGAGTATTTTACAGCGAGAGGAGCCGATCCTTATGCTGGCGGACGTGTCATGCCATTAAAAATGGCATCCGAAGATAAATTTCATCAAATACACCAGCCATATATTCCAGATATGGGTGTCTTATATCATGACGATTGGGCAATTCGGAATGAAATAATGTCCCATGCATACACGCATCACCCAAATTTATTTGTAAAAGACTTAATGGAACAATGGCACGTACCAGAAGAGGAAGCGCGTAAAGCTCATCATCAACTTACTTCTGGTGAAATGTATCGTGATTCTTCCGGTATCGGCGCTAACAACATGTGGGGGTTTGTTAAAAATTTTGGATTACAACCATATAATCCTGATGATCGTAAGTTTGCCGTACAATCTTATCGCAACCATTTACGCAATCAAGGATATGTTGGTGTAAAATATCAAAACACCGGCTCGTCTGAAACAAAGGGCGCTAAAGATAAAACCGCTTTTATTGTTTTTCCTGAGGACATGCCAAAAGGCCAAACGTTTCCACTTCGTGGTAGGTTTGCAAATTTTGACCCATCTCGGAAACATGAATCTGATTTAGAAGCAAACAAAGGTGGTTTTATAACTCGGCCAAAACGGGCTACTGGCGGGCGCATTCCGGAAGTAGATAAACTGTTCAAGGCCGCCAAACGTACATTAGACGATGGAACCAAGCCAATGCTGAACATGCATGACGACGACATCGTTAAGGCTCTCAGGATTATGCAAGGGCGGGTGTAATGGATCATTTTGACTTATCAAAATTGATCAATATGGTTTTCCCCATTTTGATTGCAGCGATTGGTTGGCTGTTATCTCAAATCGCTACTTTAAATACAAAAGTTCAAGATTTAGAAAGCAAAATGCCTATGCTGATCACGTCTCAGGGTATCCCGACGGATAGTCCTATTTCTGCGGAAGCGCGGTATCATTTGCGTGATGAACTTACGAAAGAAATAAACGATCTTTCGGTTCGTGTTCGCATATTGGAAAAAGTTACGGAGGGAAAATAATGGACCTTTTAAAAAACTTTGGCCCTATCATCGGGGCTGTCGCACCAACGATTGCAACGGCACTTGGCGGTCCTTTGGCTGGGATGGCCGTAAAGGCTCTGTCCAGCGCACTATTTGGTGGAGATGATAGCAAGGGCGCGGACGATATTGCTGCTCTTCTTGGCGGCGTTACACCCGATCATCTTGCCCAGATGAAACAAATAGATGATGATTTCAAAGCAAAAATGGCATCTTTGAATGTCGATTTGGTCAAATTGTCCAACGACAACACCGATTCTGCCCGCCAGATGCAAATTTCCACGAAGGACTGGATTCCGCGTCTTCTAGCAATCTGCGTATCCGTAGGTTTCTTTGGCGTTTTGCTGATTATGCTGTTATACCCCGTCAACCAAAGCCAAGCCTTCACCCTTCTTCTGGGTGCTTTGGCGTCTGGATGGGGCGGTGTGATGAATTTCTACTTTGGTTCATCCGCCGGTAGTAAGGCCAAGACAGACATTCTTGGTCAGGCAATTAACGGAGCGCAGTAATGGCTGCTGGTAATTTTGAACAATGCTTGGCCCTGCTTCTGAAAGAAGAAGGGGGTTATGTAAATGATCCACGCGATCCGGGTGGCCGTACCAATCACGGCGTTACTCAGGCGGTCTGGGAAGCGTTTATTGGCAAAGAAGTAACCGAAACAGATATGCAGAACCTGACGGTTCAGGATGTAGGCCCGCTGTATAGGGCGCAATATTGGGATAAAATACGTGGTGATGAACTTCCTGATGGTGTTGATTATGCCGTCTTTGATTTTGCTGTTAATTCTGGGGTAGGGAGATCCGTCAAGGTTCTTCAGACGATTTTGAACGTCACCATTGATGGTCAAGTTGGTCAAGAAACGATTGACGCCTGTGAGGCTGCCAATGCCCGTGATGTAGCTACTCAGGTATGCGAGAAACGCATGGACTTTTTACAAGGGCTACCAACATGGGATGCTTTTGGAAAAGGTTGGTCTGGCCGCGTTTCTAGGGTTGAAACCATTGCTTTCCAGATGGTAGGATGAAACCCTCTCCCAATGGTGGGAGAGAGTTTTTCCTAACTTAAAAGGGGGATTCCGGATTGGGGTTCCCCTCTTTTTCTTCCCCAATCGTAACACGGTATTTGCAGTTTCGGACAACATGCAAGTTTGTTCCGTTGTCTTCATAGTTGCGTTCGCTGTCCAGCCAGTTCAGGTCTTTAAGACCCTTGATAGCTTTGGCTACAACGCTTCTTTTCATATGTGTTGCATCCGCTATCGCATGAAGTGTGGCGGTAAATTCACCCGTTCCATAAACTTCCAAAATGCGAAGCATAAGGATTTGCTCCCGCAGCTTTGCGTTTACGGTCCAGATTACCATCTGTTGAGGAGTTAAATCTTCACTCATTTGGCGGTTCCGTTAATAGCGTTGGGTTAGGTATCTTTACTCGCCCAAAGGTTGGATTGGATTGCGACCGTATTTTAGGGTTGGGCCAAGTCCAGATTTCACCAGTTTCATCTTGGGTGCAAACCCACATGAGGTGATGCTCTTCCCCATAATCGATCATAAATAGGGCCAATGCTGACCCCTTAGGGGTCAACACTGGCATGGTGGGGTTGAGTTGGATAATCATCAATGATGATCCTTACCAAGTTCCAAAAGGTGCTTGATATACTGTTCAGTAATACCCTTCACTTTTTTGAATGTCATATCCAGATCATTGGTTTCCAGAACCTCTCTGTTCATCATGCAGATGATGAGCATCAGGGCGATGGAATGAGCGATGATTGCATCTGATATGTTCTTGAAATCTTTATCTTCCTGAACCATCGTCAGGACCGAGTCATTGACATGCTTGGATAGTTCGTCCGCCAGAGGAAAAGCGTGATCGAAGATATTGCCCAATGGGCTATCCGTTTGTTCTGGTGGTGGTCCGTCTGTAAGAATAAAAGCCATTTACTTGTCCCTTCTGACTACTGTGCCGTCCATTTTTCGTTTGAACTCAGATTTTTTACCAAATGGTAGCGGCGTCCTAGATACGTTAACTCCAAGGTGACGTGCTTCGCGCCGTTTAGCCTTTGCAATTGCACCCACGTCATCAGTCGTTTTTGTTCGATGGCATCGTACATGCGCTGGTGACCAATTGCTTTCGCTATCTTCGCCGCCCATCGCAAAAGGAACTCGGTGTTCGACCTCCCATGCTTCTCCAATGCCAATTTTGCCTTGGCATATATGGCATATACCTTTGTGGTCATTGAATAATTTAACCCTTTGTTTTGTTGAAATAGATTTGCGCTTTACCAAGGCGGTAACTCATCATCTAATGCGTCCCTTGCAGGAGGCTGCGGGGCTGGCTGGTGAGTATTTTTGTGAGATGTGCTACCCCAACCGCCAGACGACTGAGGCTTGGTTTCTACGGGCTTTCCAACGTTTCCTGAGAAGAAGGTATTACCTGCCTTGGATGTTTTCTTCCAGAAAGTCAGTTCGTGGTCTTTTCCGTCTACGACAATAGTCCCACGGAAAATAGGCTGGTTGTCCGCAGTGCGCCGCGTATTTTCAAACAGAACGCAATCGCCGTCTTTTTTCTCATATGCCATTTTATTTCACCCAAATATCTGTGAGGTTGAAGCCGATCATCTTCTCCACCTCGTGCAACAGTTCGTATTGATTTATGTCTGGTATCACTTCTTCGACGATCACATCCAAAGCGGCATCGAAGAACTTCTTAAACTCATCCTGACCCATCGCGTTAAAGCTGATGGATTGCGGAACCCACCAAACCTTATCGTCATGGAATCTGACTTGCTCCACGTAACCCAACTTGACCTTCAACCAAAGTAGTAGCTGTTCAGGGCGGCGGTAGGTTTCGTTGTTCTCGCAAATCTTTTGAAGGAGCGCCCAAAAAAACCTGTGTTGTTTGGTGCTTCTGGTCCTCGCAATCGTTGCTGAGAAGTCTTTCCCTTCTGGCAACTCATTCAAGGCTTCCTCATCCACGAGGGAACAAGGCTCCAGCTTGTTCCCCCGACGACGAACGTAAATAACTTCAGCCATTGTCGGAAGTTAACGATGCGCGGTACGCTTTGTAATCCGCTAGGAGATTTTCACGATGGGCAGGGATTAGTTTGCCAATCGCATCCTTATTTTCCGTAGCCCATGCGGTCAGTTCAGCAATCGTGCCGCACATCTTCATGGCGTCACGGGAGATTTCCAAGAACTTTTGGCTATCATCCGGCTTCATGCCCGGCTCCATCTGCTTAGGCTCCGCCTTCTTGGACTTTGCTGCTGGCGTTTCAGCGGCCTGTGCGGCATTGCCATCGTCATCGTCCTCACCAGCTACCCCGACCATGCTAAACAGGGCGTAGCGCCGTGCGTAGGTCATGGCGGAACCCATCTCCTGAGGGCGTCCTAAGCCGCCTACAGGATAGTCAGATTCGATCCATTGCCCCGACTTGTGAGAGATGCGGGTATGGAGGACAATCATATTGCCTTCCGTTACAGACGTGCCTTGGATAAAGCACAGGCCGTGTTTGCCGAAGCACTCACGGATAGCCGTAAGACCATCCGACAAATCCACATACTGAGATTTGAAGTGCGGATTGGTCTTTAGCTTTGGCGGGTTCTTCAGTACGCCCTGAGCCGCTGCGATAGCGGTTGCCAATTCGTTGATTGTTTCACTTGTTCTCATCTTACTCTCCCTTCATGCGCAATGAGCCGCGCTTATCACGTTTAAAACTAATGCCGTAGCCATAGGCTTCCGCTACATCTTCTTCAATCATACCCTTCAAGTTGCTGACAGCTTCGTCGTACAGCTTCTTGCCGGAACTGTTCAGCTTCAATTGGGCGGTAAAGTTTGCCCACGCATTGTTGCCCGTCATGTCCACCTTACGGACAGCATCAATAGGCGCACGAACGTTTATAGTAACTGGCGGGACTTTGTTTTTAACGCAGTCCCAGAACTTTGTTTCCGCTCCGATCAGGATGTCTGCGTACAAAGCATCCAGTGAAACATCAAACTTCTCATACTTCCCATTGCCGAAAAACACAGACAACACCGCCCGCTCCAAGCCACAAACAAGCATGTTGTGGGTCAATTGGGGGTAATACTTGTCCAGAATTTCGTCATCCTTGGCGAAAGCTGACACATGCTTTGCTTCGAAAACCGTTAGGCCATCATCCGTCAACCCATCCAAAGTGCAGCCCATGAATGAATGTGTTGCACTGGTTCTCTGAGTACCGTTATCCGTAACCTTACGGCCCGTCTGCTTTGTAAACCATTGAATGTTAAACGGCTCAGTGAATACACCCATCTGGACGTTCAGGTTATCGCTAAGATCGTCATCTTCTTTTTGACCAGTCTTAACCATCCAAAGGTTCATAAGGTATTCTTCGTTACCACCCATAATGGTGTTAGCGTCTGATCCGCCCAAAAGATTGGCGCGGAACAGTTTCTGTTCTGCTGTAAGTGCCATGATGTTCCCCGTTGTTGTACAATTGTATTTTTAGTGCTAGTTCGATAATTTGTCAACTAGGTTCTTAAAGAATTATAAACTCAGCTAAGTC